GCATCACAACATGCGCGGCAACAGTATTTACCCGAGCTCTCGGCGCGCTTCGTGGCGAACTGAATGCTGCAGTTACGGCAAACGCAGATGGTACCCTTCGGGGGCATGATCTGAACCTCCAATCAGGTTCGGTGAGTGTCGCGCCGGGGATGGATTCCAGCCATCGCCCGGCATTTACATGTCTGAATTATACCGGATTTACGGGCATCCGGTTCGAACCGCTGACCGGCGAGCAGCATCCGATGGAGGGAGACGAATGACGGCGTTGGCGCAGGCAGGACAGGGGAGGCGAGTGGCGTGAACCGTCCCGATGGTGTCACCGATCGGGATTGGGAGATCCATCAACGTCGCCTCGCTGGAGCAACGTTGATGGAAGCAGGAACGCCGTATGGCGTGAGCCGAGAACGTGTGCGGCACATTGAGGTTGAGGTTGAACGCAAGATGCAATCTCCGCGATGGGTCAACCCATACGATCCGCCGCACGCCCCATCTGATGATCGTCGGTGCCTTGGTGTAACCGTGGACGGCGCTCGCTGCATGCGGCACGCAACACGGGATGGGTATTGCCACCTACACGAGACGCAACGAGGTGGGAAATGATCGGGTCCGGCGCACAGACCAAAGCCGAATACCTCAACGATGAGGCGAGACGGGCGCGACCGTGGGACGAAAAGGACTACGCTCGGCTGAAGCTGGCGGCGCAGGCGTTGGTGCGAACGCATACCAGTCTTGACCTACCGGGCAAGCGGACGCTCGCGGCGTTCGACGGAGAAATGTACTGGGAGTTACTCGAAGCGTTGGATCGTGCCGATGTGAGGCGAGAATGACCGAGCCGCTGCGGTTTCAGCGACGGGCCAAAGATGTGGAACCGTCCGAACTGGCAGACTTCCTGCGCGTCGTGCGGCGGGCGTTGCTGATGATCGTGGCGTACATCGACCGGAGGTATGGGGCGTAAAAACTCCGACGTAGGCACCTGCGTCGGAGGTTCCGTGGGCACAGACACCGTGCCACGTCGATCCGATTATCGCATACCAGCAAACCCGTGATACCATAAGCCTAATCGAATAGGGCCACACGGCTTCAACCGTCTCGCCCGCTCCATCTGAGAGCCACCGCGCACGCGCTCGCACCCTCAGCAGGGGCGGGCGTTTTTGCGTTCCGGCGGGATGCTGGAAGAAGGGAACCGGACGGGATGTCCGAGAACGCCGACGCCACCACGACAACGACCACCGAAACAACCGAAGGGAAAGAGGACGTCGCCGGGTTGAAGTCGGCGTTGCAAGCGGAGCGAGACGCCCGCAAGCAAGCCGAGAAGTCCAGCAACGACCTCGCCAAGCAACTCAAGGCGATTCAGGACAGCGGCAAGTCGGAAAGCGAAAAACTCGCCGCCCGGTTGGAAGCGCTTGAAAAGGACAACGCCGCCAAATCCAAGTCAATTGCTGAGCGAGACGCTCGGGACGAGGTGAAGGATGCGGCCAAGAAGGCGGGCGCACCCGACCCCGATCTGATCTTTCGAGTCCTAAAAAGTGACCTCGAATACGACACAGACGGGTCGGTCCTGAACACCAAGGCGCTGATTGACGACTTGAAAACCACCACGCCGCACCTGTTCAAGCCGACCACCGGGAAGGCGGACGGCGGGTCAGGAACCGGCACCAAGGCCGCAACCGGCGGCATGAACCAATGGATTCGGCAAGCAGCCGGAGTCGATACGTAAGGATTGAGCCAACATGGCAGTTATTGACCGCACGGGCGCGGCGGCCCTCATCCCCGAGGACGCCAGCAGCGAGATTATCCAGGGCGTACCGAGCGATAGCGCGGTGCTGCAACTGGCGAAACGCCTCCCCAATATGAGCCGGAAGCAAACACGGCTGCCGGTGCTCTCGACCCTCCCCACCGCCTATTTTGTGAACGGCGATACCGGACTCAAGCAGACAAGCTCGGTGTCCTGGGAAAACGTCTACCTCAACGCCGAAGAATTGGCCGTGATTGTGCCGATTCCCGAGGCGGTGCTCGAAGACAACGACTACGACATTTGGGGTCAGATTCGCCCGCTGATTACCGAAGCGCTCGGCGTGGCGATCGACGCGGCGATCCTACACGGCACCAACGCTCCAGACGCCTGGCCTGATGACCTGATGACGCAGATCACGGCGGCATCGCATACGGTCGATGAGGACACGGCGGCGTACCCGGATCTCTATGACGCGATCCTGGGGCGCGGGACCGGCGACGAAGCATCGGTGTTCGCCCTCGTTGAAGAGGACGGATTCATGGTCAACGGCAGCATCGCGCAGCCGGTGATGCGGTCGAAGCTACGCGGTCTCCGGTCATCTGACGGATTGCCGATCTTCTCAAGCGACTTCAAAGAGTCCACGACCTACAGTCTCGACGGCGAGCCGATTGAGTTCGTGAAGAACGGGGCGCTTGCCGCCACGGTTCGCATGATCTCGGGCGACTGGAATCAACTGGTGTTCTCGATGCGGCAGGACATCCGCTACAAGATGGCGACCGAAGCCACGATCCAGAGCGCCGGCGGCAGCATCGAATACAACCTGTTCCAGCAGGACATGGTAGCGATGCGCGTCACGATGCGGCTGGCGTGGGCGCTGCCGAATCCGCTCAATCGCGTCAACCAGACGGACGCCACCCGGCTTCCTTTCGCGGCCCTTCTGGCCTAAGACGATGGTTCGCCTTGACGAGGAACGCCGCGCCCGGCTCTACCGGGCGCAACAGGAAAAACAGGCGGCAGCCCGTACGGCGCGGAATGCCAAGCTCCGTGGCAGCAATGCCTCGGTCAAGGCAATCCGTGACGGATGGGAGCCGATCATCCTGGCGCGACTCGACTGGGCGGACCACGACGAAAGAGAGGATGACGAGTAATGCCGTACTACCCGAGATCAGACACCTCAGTTGCCGCCGACCTTGCGATTGGCGATGACTTGACCGTGACGGACGAATTACTCGTCACCACGGCAGACAAGCTGAAAGTCGGCGGCGTGATCGTGCCGCAATTCGTTCGCATGAGTTTCTTGCTGCATCCGATGGCGACGATTACGGAATGGGATCTTTGGGTGGCCGATCGCGCCATCCAAGTGACCGGGATCAGTGTGGTGCCGAGCACGCTGCAAGGCGGGGCCTTGACCGCCACCATCGTCAAGTCGGTGAGTACCGCGACTCCGGTCAAGACGACGACGCCGATGCACACGGCGGACGCGATCAATCTCAATACCGGCGCCTACACGGTGCAAACCATCACGCTGACGGCGACGGCAGCTGATCTCGTGTTGGCGGCCGGGAATCGCATTTCTATCGACCTGAGCGGAGCGCTTACGGTTGGGCAGGCGTGCGTGTCCGTCACCTACAAGTGCGTGTAATCGAAAGGGACAGGATCTATGGCAACGTCAGGAACATGGGATCGCGGAGTATTCCGCATCCAACTCGCCAACACGGGCGCGGCGGCCGCAGATATGGCGTCCGTCCAGAACACAACAGGCGAAGATCAAATCATCACGTTCTGCGCCCTCAACATCACGACGGCGAGTACCGGAGCGTCCACCATCGACGTCGGTGTGGCGTCCACCTCTACGACCGCGGACAACCTGATCGACGGGCATTCTGGCGCGACGGCGGGCGTGTTCGCGGCGAAGGGCACAAACGGTCTGCTCGTCAAAATCTGGACGGCTGATCAGTACCTCACGGTATCGGAAGCGTCCGGTGACGTGGCTGGATTGGCGGGCGAATTGCTCGTTCAGTACGTTCCGCGCACCACCGCTGGAGCGGTGAGCTAACCGATGCACGCTGGAACCTTCCACGAGCGTGACCTACTCAAACAGACCACGATGACGATTACCGTCAAGCGTGGCCCGTTCCATCCGTATCTGATGCGGTTCGGTTTGTGGGTGATGATGGTTGGTGCTCGCATCGCGGGCATAGGCCACATCGACATCGAGGGGATCTAAGCATGGTCCTGGCGACGGGCTACAACGCGACGGACGCGCTCGTGGCGCTGCAAGACCTGACGCAGTGGACGGTCGAGCCGCAACTGTCTGCCGCAGAGCTTCAACGGCTCTTGCGGCAGGCAGTTGCGCCGGACGAGGACGGCAACGATCCCGATGCGTGGCCGTCGTGGGTGGCGCTAACGGCGTACCCGCTGGACTACCGGGTGGTTCCGGCCACCCGCAACGGGTACGTCTACATCGTCACCACGGCGGGCACATCGGGCGCGTCCGCGCCGAGCTTCGACACGGACATTGACGACACCACGGTCGACGGCACGGTGACCTGGACGACGGAGGACACCGCGCCGTGGACGCCCACCTACAGCACGTCCGGGCTCTACCGGGCAGCGCTGCTCGGGTGGGAAACGAAGTACCGCAAGCTCACCGCCGGGGAGACGTTCAGCGCCGATGGCGCGAGCTTCAACCCGGAAGCACGGCGAAAAGACATCCGGGCAGAGATCGACGCGCTGCGCCGCAAGTGCGCGGGATCGTTCGCCCTAACCGGGCGTACCAGTCGGATCGAGAACTGGGAGAACGTTGGTTCTCTTTCGGTGAACGGATGAAACGGCGAGCCGACTGGGACGATGAATGGTGGTACAGCCCGTCGCTGCAAAACGGATCGGTTCACGATCTCGCGGACTCGTCACCGGAGAGCACGACGGCAGCGATTCTGCTGGTACCTGACCCCGAACAACGGCGGGGATGGCGGGAGTACTACGTCAGGACCGACAAGCCAAACGAGCGGCATGAGCCGATGGGGTTCAAGCCGAACGGAAAGGAAACACCATGAAGGCGACGCATCCAGACGGACGGACATTCGACGGTGACGAGAACGAGTTTGATCGCACGTACGGTCCCGCCGGATTCGTCAAGGTTGACGAGCAGGCGGTCGATGATGCGGCAGCGGTGGCGGCCGACGATGCCAAAAGTGCTGCCGATCCCGACGACGCTGAACCGAAGAAAGCTACGGCGTCGAAGGCTGCGGCAAAAGTGGACGGCGACGATGGCAAATAAACCATTCCTCATCCGACACCGCGATGGGCGTGAGTACGAGCTTGCGGGCGATAAAGCCGGTAAAGACCTGTACCGCGACGAGTACCAGCCGCAGGGCTTCGCGGTTGTCGATCCACAGCCACACACGCACGAACGACCGGACCTGAGCGAGCACAAGAAGGCAAAGGCCGATGGCGCTGCTGTCAGCAAGTCAACTCACGCAGATGCGGACGCAGGCGACGGCAAGTCTGGACCGGACGTGCACCCTGCGAACGGTGACCCTGGGAATGCCTGATAACGCGGGTGGCTTCGGCTCGGACAGTACGTCCGATGCCTCGGTCGCCTGCCGGATCGCGGTTCCTACGGGGCGTGAGCGCGTCGTGATTGACCGGCTTGGGCTGGAAGCCGATACGACGATCACGGTCCCGCACGGGACGACGGTGACCGAGACACAGCGGATCGAGGACCAGGCGACGGGGCGGACGTACGAAATCGCGCTCACGAATCCAGAGGATAGTTACCGTACGGCAACGCGCTGCTTTTGCAAACGGATCGGGTGATGATTACGACGCAGATCATCTACAACAAGCTGCCGCAGGTCCGTGCTCGCTTCCCACGTGAGGTCAGCGAGATCGTGCGTGAGCAGATCAAGGTCACCGAAGACGACATCAAAACCAACATCCAGAAATACGACTACATCGACACCGGGGCCACGCTCAATAGCGTCCAGTCGGCCATGACCGGGCAGTTTAGCGGCGAGGTCACGGTCGGGACCGAGTACGCGGTCTACGGCAACTACGGCACGCGCTACCAGACGGCGCGTCCATTTGCATCGGACGCGGCGGTCACGGGAGAGACGGAGTTCCCTGAGCGGTTCCGTGAACTCGAAGGGCGGCTCGGATGAGTACCAACCCGACGCTGATCGAGATTCTGAACGAATGGATCGACTTCCGCACGGCGGAATCGACACTGGATGACCGAGCACGCCGTGCGGAACTCGGCATTATCCGGCAGGACATTGACAACCTCATTGCTGGTGGGGTCATCGCCGAAGGCAGCATCGACCTGAGCAGATGGGAGCCGCGACGGCGCATACATCGGCCGCCTCCGAATTGGGCATGCCGGCCATGACCGTCATCATCGAGCCGACCCGGGCCGAGCGATGGATTTACCTCCAACTGTCGAGCGATCCGACGATTGCCGGGATCGTCGGGACGAGGATCTACGCGAACGTGGCGCCGCAAGCGGTGACAACCTACCCGATGGTCGTGTTCTCGCTTCTCGGGGCATCTGAGGACGTCAGGGGCAGTGGCCCGAACATCATCTGGTCGAAGCTCACCTACCTCGTCAAGGGGATCACGTCGGGCAACAGCGTGACGAGCCTGCAAACGTTGGTCGATCGGATTATGACCGTCCTGCATACCGGCAAGGGCGGCACGGCAGACGCGGCAATCGATTACTGCGTCCGCAAGCGACCGTTCCGCATGGCGGAGGTCGAGAACAACACGCAGTACCAACATCTCGGCGGAGAGTTCGAGATCGCGGTGCGAGCAGCCAGCGTGTAGCGCGATGGGCGTGAAGGTTACGGACCTCAGATGCCCAACGCCGATGTGTGGCAAGAAGCTCGCGGATGCCGTGTACATCACGGCGGGGGGTATTGAGGTCCGTATCAAATGCGACCGCTGCAAACGGGTGGTCGTCGTCAAAGCGTAATCACAGTGGCCGGTGCGTCAGCGAACGCCGGAGCCCATGAAAGGGGTATCCGGCTATGCCTGAGCGCGCAACCGTCTTTGAGCTTACGCAAATTGGCGTTGAGACAACGCCCGGCACCACGGTCGCGGCAACCAAGAAGCTCCTTGGGACGTCGATCGACCCGAGTATCCGCAGCGACAACCAAACCTTCCGCCCCAAGGGCAGCCGCTACACCACGGTTGCGATCCAGAACAAAGAATGGGTTGAAGCGACCGTTACGCAGGACGTCGCGGTCTACACCGATACGGTGTATCTGCTCTCAAGCCTGCTCGGACCGTCGTCGATCTCCCTCGTGTCCATCGGTGTGTATCTGCACGAATGGGACCCGCTCAGCTTCACACCCTACAGCCCCAAGACCTTCACCGTTGAGAACGGCAGTTATGTCCGGGCCATGGAGTTCGGCTATGGGCTCGTCACCGGACTGAACATGGACTTCAGCCGCGACGGCGTCTCGCTCGGCGGGTCAATGGTCGGGCAACTGCTGTCCGATGGAAGCACGTTGACGGCAGGCACGCCCGAAGTCCAGACGGCGAGCAAAACCGGCACGGTATCAGCCGGGACGTTCACGATCTCGTTCATGGGCGAAACCACGACCGCGATTGCCTTCGGGGCGACCAATGCGACGGTCCTGGCGGCGCTGGAAGCGCTTGCCAACATTGCGCCCGGTGATGTCGTCCTCGGCGGCGGGCCGCTCAACACGACCCCGGTCACGATCACGTTCGGCGGCGCGTACGCCAGTGCCGACATCCCGCTGATGGTGATTGATTCCGCCCTCCTGACCGGCGGCGGGTCGTACGGCATCGTGCAGACCACGGCGGGCGCCGCGTTGAGTGAACTTGCCCTGCAACCGATCGCCGGGGATGAGTGGGATTTCTATATTGACACCACGTCCGGCGGGATCGGGGGGACCAAGCTCCTGCGCTGTTTCGCGGCCTACTGGACGATTGAGAACGTCTACGGCGTGATCTGGCCGGCGAATACATCCAACACCTCATGGGCCGCACACGTCGATCTTGCCCCGACGGCGCAGGTGCGATTCACGCTCGAGGCGGATTCGGCCGGCATGGCGTTTCGTACGCAGCTGCAGACCGGCGATACGCGGTATGTGCGAATCAAATGCACCGGGCCGGCCCTCGGCGCAAGCACGTATTACGCCGCGTTTGACTTCGCCGTGAAGATCACCGCGATCAGTGAATTCCGCGACCAGGATGGGGTGTATGCGATCGAGTACACCGCCGACATCGTGCACGACTCAACCTGGGGGAAGGCCCTGAGCTTCGACATTCGTAACAGTATTTCGGCCATCAGTTAGGGCGTCACGAACGCCAGGGAGAGCATCACGGATGCCATTGGACCTGAAAGACCTGTACGCGGGGCGGCAGCGGCGCTTGACGATTGAACTCGGGGAGGACGAATCCGGGGAGTCGTTGTCGCTCGCGTTCAAGTGGAGCCCGGAGAAATACACCAAGCAGGTCCACGCGGCCCTGCAAGACGCACGGGAGACGAAAGACGCCTTCCAGATCGCTGAGGCCGTGATCGTGCCGCTGGTGACGTGGTGGGATCTCACCGAAGGCGGCAAGGCGTACCCGATCACCACGGCGAATGTCGAAGCGTTGGGACTCTTTATTGGGATGCAAATGATGCTGGCGATTGAGGCCGACTTCGAGGTTCCCGCAAACCTAAAAGGGACATCCGGCGCGTCCTCATCGGCATCGGACGGGGTGGGTTCAATCTCCCCGAGTGGTACCGCAGCATGAGGGCGTGCCGCTACTTAGGCATCGACTTCTGCACGTCCAACGGCATCCCGTTTAGTCCGATTGTCGAGGCGTGGGCATTGATCGCGGAAGCGGCCGAAGGGGAAGCGGAGGCGGAATTGGTCAAGCGGGCACGCGAGCAGGCGAAGAACCGGTGATGTTAGCGATGGCGACGGCGAATCAGATACGGAACCAACACGCCGATGAGCAGCCACGCGGCGACGACCAGCGCCACGGCGCCGATCGGCGTGTGCTGCCCCTGGTATCTGGCGCACGCTTGATCGTCCATCCCGGCCGGACAGGCAATGTCACCGGCGACGACTTCGGCAAGGAACGCTATCGCCGCGATGCCCGTTCCAATTGCCCAGAGCATGTAACCCGTGCCGCGTGTTTCGCCGCTCATCGACCGTACGACCTTGTGCATGGTGTTCCTTTCTGTCAACCGCGAATGCTAGCACGCCGAGGCGCGACATGGACGTAGCAAGCCTACGGGTGCTCTTCGCCGCCGATGGTGACGGGACCGTGACCCGCGCCATCGACAACGTGAATAACAAACTCGGCACCGTTGACGGGCACGCCCGCCGCGCAAGCGGGGCGCTCGGCGGCATGTTCAAGGTTGCTGGCGGGTTCCTGCTTGCACAGGGCATTACGAACGTCGTTGGCGGCATCCTGCAAATGAACTCCAACGCCGAGCAGGCAAAGGTCGCGCTCGAAGTCGCGCTTGGCAGCGCGGAGAAAGCCGAGGCGACGTTCCAGCGTGT